AGAAGTATGAAGATTGATATCAAACTCGCAGCTCCCTATATCATCATCATTGGTGGTTTCCTCGTATCTTGGGGTATGTGGGGTGAAAAGATTCAAGCTTTAGAAAAAAAGACCGATAATGTTGAAACAATGATGCAAGATATTGCGGTTATTAAGAATCAAATTACGGAAATCAATAAGAAATTAGACCGTTTACTTAGTGAATAGTCGGTAGTTCAAAATCAAATTCTACAATTACTGTTAAATCTTCGGCTTCTGTTTTAGGGTCGTTCATGATATAAAAATATACGAAAGGAAAAATTATGGAAGAATTAAATGTCGTTTATCGACTTCAAAAGTATTTGAAAGAAGTCATTCAAGACCACAAAGATACTATCATGACAGGTGTTGACAGCATGGACAAATACAAGTATCTTATCGGAAAGGTGCAAGCCTTTGAACAAACACAACAGGAACTCTCTAACCTGCTAGATCGTAAGGAGCATAAAGATGACTAAGTACGCACTTCAAGAGAAGTACAGGGAGGAAGAGCAAAAAGAAAAAGAAGAAGAAAAGAAACAGGTCCGAGCGGAAAATATTACCGAGGACCAAGTATCAAAACTACCACAACCATCCGGTTGGCGATTATTAGTTTTACCTTTTACCCCTAAAGATAGGACCAAAGGTGGAATTATTATTGCACAAGAATCTTTAGATAAGTTACGTATCGCAACAAACTGTGGTTATGTTATTAAAATGGGACCACTATGTTATCAAGATACAGAAAAGTTTACATCAGGTCCCTGGTGTAAAGAAGGCGATTGGGTTATTTTCGCCAGATACGCAGGCTCACGATTACCAATTGAAGGTGGTGAGGTGCGCTTACTAAACGATGATGAAGTCCTTGGAACTATCAATAACCCCGAGGATATCCTTCACCATATATAAAAACATAGGAGACAACTATGCCTGAAGAACTGAAAAGAGAAGAGCCAATGATTGATGTTGGCGAGACCGAAGGTGCAGAAATTGATTTAGATTCACCGAAGGTCGTTGAAGAGAAAGAAGAATTAGACGTTGTTCAAGAAGAACAAACGGCTTCAGGGGAAGAACAAGAAGAAGTTAAAGAAGAGAAAAAAGAGGATGAACTTAGCGAGTATAGCGAAGGCGTTAAAAAACGTATTGCTAAACTCACTCGAAAAATGCGTGAAGCAGAGCGTCAAAAAGAAGAAGCGATTGCTTACGCACAATCTGTAGCTCAACAACAAAAACAGTTACAGTCAAGATTTAAAGATTTAGATACAAACTATGTATCAGAATTTGAAAATCGAGTTCAATCCAATCTAGAAGCAGCAAAAATCAAATTAAAAAATGCTATTGATAATCAAGATGTAGACGGCCAAATCGCTGCACAGACTGATATAGCACGATTAACAATGGATGCTGCTAGACTTAATCAAGTGAAATCACGTCAACCAAAGGAACAACCTGCTCAAGAACAGCCTGTTTATCCTCAGCAACAGCAACAATCGTATGCGAATGCTCAGACTATTAGACAAGCTGCTCAAACAATGGACCCGAAAGCCGAGTCCTGGGCCGAGAAAAACCCTTGGTTTGGTACCGATTCTGCGATGACTTATACTGCTTTTGATATTCACAAGCAGTTGACAGAAGATGAAGGGTATGATCCTAGTAGTGATGAATATTATGCGGAAGTAGATAAAAGAATAAAGCTTGAATTTCCCCATAAATTTGCTACAACAGAAAATACTACAAAAGAGAAACCTTCTCAAACCGTAGCATCAGCCAAACGTCCAGCTACCACAGGACGCCGCAAAACTGTGAAACTCACACCTTCACAGGTAGCAATAGCTAAGCGATTAGGTGTGCCACTTGAAGAATATGCGAAACAATTAATCGCGAAGGAGGCGTAAAAGCATATGGAAGATAAAAAAATAGACAAGACTTCTCGCGCGAGTGAAACTAGGGCTAAAGATGTTAGACCTCAAGTTTGGACTCCCCCATCATCACTAGACGCACCACCTGCGCCTGACGGATACCGTCAACGTTGGATAAGAGTCGAGAGTATGGGTTTTGACGATACTAAAAACGCAGCCGGAAAATTACGTTCTGGTTGGGAATTTGTTCGAGCAGACCAATACCCTGAAGAAAATTATCCAGTCCTCAAAGAGGGTAAATACGCAGGAGTAATAGGAGTTGGTGGCCTTGTGCTGGCAAGGATACCGGAAGAGCTCGCGAAGCAACGGGAGGACTACTATAATAGTAGAACAAAAGACCGTGAAGACGCTGTCAACAACGATCTCTTGAAGGAACAGCACCCAAGCATGCCTATCAACCAAGATAGGCAGAGTCGTGTAACTTTTGGTGGCTCAAAGAAAAACTAATCTCTTAGTTATTTCTTAGGCTACCAGCTATATACTTTAGGAGGTATAAAAATATGGCAAACTCAACAACAGCCTTTGGTTTAAGACCATTAGGCAAAGTTGGTGGAGCATATGCAGCTGGGAGTCAATCTGAGTATGAAATAGCAAGTGCGCAAGCATCTTCTATCTTTCAGGGTGACTTGGTAGCTCTATCAGGTGGATACATTGTACCCGTACAATCATCCGCAACTGGTAGTATCTTAGGTGTCTTTAACGGATGCTTAATTGAAAGCGACCCATCAACAGGCAAACCAACTTTCAGAAACAACTACACACAAACAACTGTGACTGAAGGTAAGATCAAGGCATTCATCATCGATGATCCTGATCAATTGTACTTAGTAAAATCAACAGGTACTGCTACAGGTATTACATCTGTCGGTACTGCATTTGACATTAACTATGCAGCAGGCGATAGCATAAACGGTATTTCCGGTGTGACATTGGATCTTGCTTCATCTACAGGTGGTCAAATGTTAATCGTGGGACTTGATAGTGATCCAACAAATGAAGTAGCAGTAGCTAGCGAAAACTTCATTGTGAAAATTGCTAAAGGTCAACAGCTAATATAGGAGATTTAAATTATGGCTATATCAAGATCACAACTAGCTAAAGAGCTAGAGCCGGGTTTAAATGCACTATTTGGCCTGGAGTACAAAAGGTACGAAAACGAACACGCTGAAATCTTTGATACAGAAACTTCTGATCGAGCATTCGAAGAAGAAGTAATGTTATCAGGTTTTGCTAACGCAGCAGTAAAAGCAGAAGGTGCCGGCATTGCATATGACCAAGCACAAGAAACTTTCACTTCACGTTATACACACGAGACAATCGCTCTTGCATTCTCTATCACAGAGGAAGCAATTGAAGATAACTTGTATGACAGATTAGCTTCTAGATACACAAAGGCTCTTGCCCGTTCTATGGCTAATACAAAGCAAGTGAAAGCTGCTAACGTATTAAACAATGCGTTCAACACTAATTACTTAGGCGGAGATGGAAAAGAACTTTGTTCAACTCTTCACCCAACAATTAGTGGTACTGTAAGCAACGAATTAGCAACATCTGCTGACCTTAACGAAACATCTTTAGAGCAGTCATTAATTGACATTGCTGCTTTCACAGATGAAAGAGGTCTAAAGATTGCTGCTCAAGGTATGAAATTAATCATTCCTTCAGCATTACAATTCACCGCTGACAGACTAATGAACTCTGCTAACAGAGTCGGAACTGCTGACAATGATGTTAACGCAATCAGAAACATGGGGATGATTCCTCAAGGTTATGTAGTCAACCACTACTTAACTGATGATGATGCGTTCTTCATTAAGACAGACGTACCAAACGGTATGAAGCATTTCGAAAGATCACCTATCAAAACTGCAATGGAAGGTGACTTTGATACAGGTAACATGAGATACAAAGCTAGAGAGAGATACAGCTTCGGTTGGTCTGACTTTAGAGGTGTCTTCGGATCACCTGGTGCATAATACGTACTAGAAAACTACTTTTAAAAGGGGCCTTCGGGCCCCTTTTTTTATGGGATATTCTCTTGACTTTATGGGAAAAAAGAGTATAAGATTAAGGCGGTTTAGTAATATATCGAAGGAGGTATATAATGACCGCTCTATCACAGTCCCTTATTGCTGAGAAAATCAAGCTAGAATCTCAGTGGAATTCTCAATATTTATCTGCTGGTAAGGAAACTCTCGAGATGAAATCGATTGAAGAACGTATCAAAAGAGTTGTAGCAAAATTGAGATGGAGAGATTTAGATAAATATGAGAGTCCTTTATTTATTCCAATTAAATAGATTACTTGCGCTCATAGAAAAATTTCTATAATATTTTAGCCACTATACAAAAATTAGTTAATATAGACGCGTATAGTCGATGGCCTAGAAACTATATTAACATTTAACCTAGGAGGTATAATCATGGCAAATAGAACAACCTTCACCGGAATTGTAAGATCCAATGGTGGAGATAACAAAAGACAAACTTATGCTGGTTCCGTTCAATTAGCAGCACAGTTTTATTTTCTTCCAACTGCAACCGCAGGAACTGACGTTCAAGTATCAGCAACAGATACAAGAGCAGTTGTCCTTCCACAAAACGCTGTAATAACAGGTATTTCATTTAATGGTGATGCAACAGGAGGTTCGTCTCCAACTATTGATATGGGCTACACTGATTTTGATGGTGGCACTAATTTTGTAGATATAGACGGCTTACTTAACGAAGCTGATGCAGATGCAGGTTCAGTCGTAACTGTATGGGGCGGCGATTCAACTGCTGGCGCAGCTCTCGGTGATGTTGGAACTCCAATGTCTGAGAGAGTAAAAATTGTTGGCGGCAAGGGAGCTTCTGCTGCGGCAGGTGGCACAATTACAGGTATCATTTACTATTACGTAAAAGATGCAGGTAAGCCAGGTGAGTCTTTACCTGAATTAAGTTAATCATAAATTTAGGAGCATCTTCGGATGCTCCTAATTAAGGAGACTAAAATGAGTTATAAATCAGATGTTAAACCGATTGTCTTAACAACCGATGGTGTAGCATTTACTGGTAGAACTCGTCTTCGTGGATTAATGGTTCAGTCAACCGGCTCTTCCGGAAGTGCTATTATAAATACATTAGATGCGACTGGAGCGACAACTGCTGCATCTACATCAACAGGTGTTTATATAAAAGTACAAGTTGGAGCAGGTGGAACAGAAACATTAAATCTTCCTGAAGACGGTGTTTTATATGCAGATGGAATTGGCTCAACAGCTATTTCTAATGTATCTGTAACATTATTTATCGATAAGTAATGGCCACATCAGGAACCACATCTTTCGATTTAGAAATCGATGATATAATTGAAGAGGCGTACGAGCGTTGCGCGATTAGAAGCTCCCGTTCGGGATATGATATCAAAAGCGCTCGTCGTTCTCTCAACATCCTATTTTCAGAATGGGGAAATAGAGGAGTTCATCTTTGGAAAGTAGCTTTACAAACAGATACTTTAGTTCAAGGACAAGCTAATTATACAACCCCTTCTGATT